CTAAAATCGGAAGGCTCTATGATGTCTCAGTCGTTGACACTCCAGCCTACGATTCAACTAGTATATATGCTCGTTCCTTAGAGTCTATGGATGTAGAACTAAAGGCTATGGAGTTAGAAGAGCAGAAACAACATGTTGAAGTGATGAAAAAGAAGATCCGTATCAAAACAAACTACTAAATCAAAAGGAGAAAAATCGTGAATTTAGAAAAAAGACGTAAAGAAATTGAAGCACGCTTAACTGAGATTCGCTCACTTGTTGAAGCGGAATCAGATGTAACAAAATTGGAAGCATTCGATACTGAATGCAATACCCTACAAGAGGAACGCTCTGTCATCGATAAAAAGATGATGATTGCATCCAAAGTAGAAATCAAACCGATTGTCATTGATACACGCACTGACAATAAGGAAACCCTAGAACTACGCGGTAAACAGCTCCGTGAAAATCGAGTTATCCAAGTGTCCAGTTCGGAAGTTTTGGTTCCTGAAACCGTATCAAACAACCTCGCACCAGTTCCATATGCTCAAGTATCCACATTGGTGGATAAGGTCAATATCATTAATCTTAATGGTGGTGAAACCTACAAGAAATCCTTTGTGAAATCGAATGGCATTGCTGGAACAACAGCTGAAGGTGCAGCATACACTGAGACTGAACCTGCATTTGGCTATGTCACCATTACGAAGGTTAAGATTACTGCCTACACCGAAATCACAGAAGAACTTGAGAAGCTTCCAAGCATTCCATATCAATCAGAAGTTCTCAAGAACATCAATGTATCATTGAAAAAGAAAATCTCTGAACAAATCCTTCGTGGTGCTGGTACATCCAATACATTCACAGGGATTTTTAGTGATCAAGCAGTTGCACTAGCAGATACGACACCAGTCGAACTGTCAGCAATCACTGACACAACTTTAGATGACATCATCTTTGCTTATGGTGGCGATGAAGAAGTCGAAGGTGGTGCAGTTCTTATCCTAAATAAGAATGACTTGCGTGCATTTGCTGGTCTTCGTACTTCCGAAGGTCGTAAGGTTCATACCGTTGATTACATCAATCAAACCATCGATGGCATTCCTTATGTGATCAACTCACATTGCAAAGCGATCGCTGACAGTGCAACCACTGCAGGTGAGTATGCGATGGCTTATGGTTCTCTAAAGAACTATGAAGTGCCAATCTTCTCACCGGTTGAAATCGGCAAATCGACAGACTACAAATTTAAAGACGGCATTATCTGCTACAAAGCATCCGTATTCACTGGTGGTAATGTGGTAGGTTATAAGGGTTTCCTTCGAATCAAGAAGAAAGCTGTTGCCTAATCGGAGGAACTAAATCATGGCCATACTCGATACAGTGAAGAAAGCACTCTTGATTCCTCTAACAGAAACATATGCTGATGAGGAGTTGTTGTCTCATATTGAGGCTTGTAAAGAACTCATTCGTTCAGTAGGTGTGGCCGATGATGTCGTAAATGGTGAGGGAGTCCCAATTGTGGATTCCCTTATCCTTATTTACTGCAAGACTTTCTTTGGCTTTAAGAACGATGGATCTGTGAAGGAACTACCTAAGAGTTTTGAAATGCTCATCAAGCAGCTATCATTCACGAAAGGAAGTACTTCCTAATGTTTCCAAGTTCACCTAACATCAAATTAACGCTTCTAAAACTAAACAACACACCAGATTCTATAGGTAATCGAACTCTAATACTTACAAGCTTTAAAGAGGTTATTGGGATTAATCTATCAGTTACCTCAAAAGAATATTATGAAAGCAAGAAAACAGACATCAGAATTGATGTTGCAGTCAAGATTCAAAGCTTCTTATATGATGGGTCCAGACATGCATTGATTGAATCAAAAGTTTATAAAATCGAGCGAACTTACATCAGTGGTCAATTTATTGAGCTTTACTTTGTTGAAACAAAGATTAAAAAAGGTGATATCGATGGTCTCATTGGATGAATTAGCACTTGGAATTAGTGAGCTTGTCGAATCTTATGCAGATGATGTCATCAAAGAAATTGAAAAAGTTCTAGACGAAACCTCAGATAAAGTATTGGCCTATATTCAATCAAAAGCACCAAAGAGTGGTCAGGCATATGGGTTTGCGGAATCGTTTGTTGCTATTCCTGAAGGTGAGGGTATCAACAAAAGAATCGCTATCTATTCAAGCACTAAAGGAAGGTTAACTCATTTACTTGAGTTTGGATTTACACATCGAGGTGGGAAATTTGTCGGACCACGTCCGTTCATGCGTCCAGCTTTCGATGCATTCGCACCGGATATGGTTGAGAAACTCAAATCGATTATTGAAAGAGGTGGATCTTCTTGAGTTTTCTAGAACAAATATTCCTGTTACTTAATAGTATTTTACCCAACAAGGTCACCTATGGAACGAACATTGTCGATGCAAACGAATTCAATGTTTACCCATTTATTGTCTATCAAGAAATCAGTGATAGAGTTCAAACCTATGCAGATAACAAATCAGCAGTTCGTATCATCACCTATCAAATCACACTTGTCACAGAATCAAAAAACCCGATCATCGAAGAGCAACTAGAATCAGCTCTAAATCAATCAGGGTTAAATTATCAAATGATTACTGAGTACGTCAATGACGATAACTCTGTAACCCGAGTTTATGAAATAAAACAGGAGGAAATAAAATATGAGTAATAAAGTCACATTCGGACTTACCAATGTTCACTATGCACTCGCTACAATTGCAGTAGATGGTTCCTGGACTTTTGGAACACCAAAGCGTCTAGTTGGTGCTCAAGAAATCACTACTGAAATCATCGGTGGTAGTTCACAAGTCTATGCAGACGATAAGGTTATCGCAACCTTAGTATCTAATTCAGGTTCAACCGTCACGCTCAAGTTTACAGAGATTGATGATGAGTTTAAGAAAGATATCTTTGGATTCAAGACAGACACCAACGGTAACTTTGTTGAAGTTGTCAACAATGAAACCAAGACCTTCGCATTGGGTTATGAGATCCAAGGCGATGCAAAAGCACGTCGCATTTGGTATTACCTATGTACAGCTACACCTTCAGGAGACGCAAGCAAATCGAAAGCTGACTCCATTGAAGCCAATTCAATCTCTCTTAACATCACCGCTCGCCCGATCGAGTCAGGTAATAATCTGATCCTTCGTGTTATCGCAAGTGTTGGGGATACAAACTATACGAACTTTTTATCAACATCGCCAGTGTTACCTACATTCATCTAAGGAGGATTGAAGTATGGAAAAAGTAATTAAACTCGGTGACAAGGAGTATAAGCTCCATTCGTCACTATTCACAATCATCGATTATCGTAATGTGTTCGGTTCTGAACTCTTCAGTGATATCAAAAAACTTGAAAAGGGTAAGAACATCAAGGAAGAAGATTTCTCGCTTGTGATCGATACGATCTTCCGAATCATCTACGTGCTTCATCGTCCATTCAGTAAGACTTCCTATAATGACTTCTTGATGGCACTTGATTTTGGTATTCTTAGTGATACAGAAGAACTTGGTATCTTATCTCAAACCATCGGGGAGATGTTAGGCACTCTACAAAAAGGCACCAAACCATCCCCACAGTCCAAATGATGAGCCCGAGTTTGGTGCAACCTCAAACATTATCTTTAACTTGGCTCATCTAGGTATATCGATTGAAGACTCAAAGTACTTTGACTTAACAACATACTTTGAATTGGTTCAACTTGAAATGAAAGTTATCTCTGGAAACAAATCTGAAAGACAAGCTTCACAAGCTGATATAGATGCTTTTTTTATCTAGGACTCAAATAAATTAATAAAAACAACCAATGTTTGGTATTATTAAAGTAACTATAACGTTGGTGGTGATAATTTGAGTAAGATATTTTTTCCATATATTTATCATGGAAGCATAGCCCATAAGTATTATCTAAGGTTTCAATACAGAACACCTCAAAAACCTGAACCACAAGTGTTCTCGACCATTTTTAGTACCGGTATAAGAGAATTATTTAAAGATGAGTTTGAAAACGCCTATATACATTTACTTGATCAGATGCTCCTATATGACGTTTGTAACATTCCTGTAGAAGATGTAATTTACCTGATTGGAACATTAGGGTATGAATTAACGATGAAATTAGTTCAATCACCGGGTATTCAATTATTCGACTCTTTATCTAACCGTATAGGATTAGTTTATGGTCCACTAAATGAGTGGATGATGTTCAATGAGAAATCACCAGAAACAGAAGCATCAATTAGTGTTCGAATAGACAAAATATATGAACCCATTAAAAATAAATTTGAATTCAGGTCTGAATGGAAAACACCATTAATCCAACTTTTCAAAAAGGCATACTTTATCAATGACTTAAATACCCTCTTTAAAGATACTGAACTTCAAACTATTCAGGATATGCATAAGCCTGATGTTAAGAAAGTACTAGAAATGTCACCAGCTGTGACTTCTATTAATGTTAGCGAGCAGCAATATAAAGCTAATAGACTTCTTCATTATCACTATCATAGAAGGATAGCATCTTTATTGAAATGTGACTATCTGTATGTACCAGTCGAACTCGAAGGGGTTTATGACTACTATTCTCATTTAAATACTAGCAAAAAAGATAAATTAGGTGCGATATTTGAGAAAATTACTAAGCTAGAAAGAATTCCTGATATACCAAGTCTTATCAAAAATGGCGTTTTAACTGTTGAAGATATATTGCAAATACGAGAGTCATCATCAGCTAAAAAATTTAGGAAATGGATTGATACCTTAAATAAATCTCAAGCAGAAGATATTGATCTTGATGAATATACTAGCCTTTATCATGAAGCATGCATGACGAATAATAAATTCAAAACTGCATATAACAGTAAGGCTGGAAGTGCAGTGCGTACAATTGGATTAGTTGCTATTGGGGCTGCAAGTTCTGGTTTAGGTTTAGGTTTAACTTTTGTTGATTATCTTGTAAGTGCTGGACTGGATGATTACAATCCAGCAAGTTATACTAGAGAGAATTTGAAGACATTTATTAATAAAAAGACAAAATAAAGTGACAGCATTTCGAGAAATCGAAGTGCTTTTTATTTGCAGTAAAAAGGAGGTGAGTAAAGATGGCAGAAACAGTCAAAGGGCTAAATATTAAGTTAAGCCTTGATGGTAGAGATTTAGAGAATGAACTCAAAGAAATTCAATCAGATCTCAAAGAACAACAAAAAGATCTAAAAGCCATCAATGCGAACCTTAAGTACGACAGCTCTAATGTTGAACTTTGGAAACAAAAACAATCGAAGCTCAACCACATCCTTCAAACGACTAAAAAGAAACTAGAAACGCAGAATCAAGAACTTGAAAAGGCAAAGCAAGCAGTCAAACTTGGTGAAATGAGTGAAACTGAGTTTAACAAACTAGCACGTAATGTTTCCTACACAGAAGCTGAAGTATCTAAACTCAATAAAGAACTCCAAAATACAAAAGGTAAAATTACAGACTTATCCAATGCGAACTTTGAGAAGATTGGGAAGTTAGGTTCAACACTAACCAAATCAGTCACTGTACCTGTCCTTGGAGCTATATCTGCTCTTGGTGCACTTGCAGTAAAGACAGCAAACACAGCTGATGAAATTGCCGATACAGCCGCAAAACTTGGCCTAAGTGCCGAGAGTTTACAAGAGTGGAACTACG